AGCGAAGATGCGCGCCGCGCCGCCTCGCGCGCGTCCTGCGCCACCTGCATCGCCTCCCTGTGCGGCATCCCCACCGCCTTCGCGTCGCGCAGGACTTCCGCGGCCTTGTCCTCCGTCAGCTGCTCCGAGAGCGCGATCCTCTCGCGCACGGTCAGCGGGCGAAGCGTGAAGGACCGATCACCAGCGTTTACCACCCACGGGGCCACACGGATCATCCCTGTCTCCTTCTCTTGAGAAACTCGGCAAAGGAATCGTCAGGCGCGACGACGCGCCTGTCGGACACGCGGCGGATCGACCACGAATCGACGTCGGCCATGCGCGCCTTCTCGGCCGCCAGCGCGTAGCCGACCGCCTGCTCCTCCGTGACGGTCCCCGGCGTGATGCGCCGCGTGCGGACGCGGCCGTCCATATAGGTGATCGACACCAGCCAGTCCGAATCGGACGGAGCAAAGGCATTCGCAACTTGACCGAGATGGGGCATCATGCTCAGACGAGCCAGGTCACGACGGGCGCAACACCGTCCGCGTTCGCGAAGTTGCAGGTGACGGTCGAGTCCGCGGTCTTGTCGACGTTGAACGCGAATCCGTTGAAGATGCAGTTGGCCGCGATGCGCGCGTCGTTCGTCGAGTCGTAGATCGTGAGCGTGAGCGCCTGCGTCGCGGTGTTCATCCAGATCATCGAGGTGAGCGCGGTCGTGGTCGACGCGGTCGAGTCGACGGCCGGGACGCCGGACAGCGAACCGGTGAGGTCGAGCATTCCGAGACGCTTGCGGCGGCCGGTGTCGGAGAAGCCAGTCAGCTCGCTCTCGACCCGGGAAAGGTTAGCCGCGAACGACCGCACCCGGAAAACGTTTCCGCTCGCTGGCATGGTCACGTTGCCGTCGTTTCCGATCACGAATGTGTCAATCGCCATGGTGTGTTCCTATCAGGGGTCGAAGGCGGTCAGCCTGTACGTCTCTGTCATCGTCCACGCGTCGTCCTCGAATGACGGCACGCCGCCCCCGGTCTTGACCGCGGAGACGCGGTCGAAGCCCGTCGCGCTCATGGTGGTCGAGAGCGCCGTCTCGATGTCCGCGGCGACCGTCCAGATGTCCGTCGTGCCCGCGTTCGCGTAGGCGATCACGAACTCGACCGTCATGTCGTAACGCTTGAGCGTGCCGAACATCGGCGTCACCACGGTCGAGGTGGCCGAGTAGACCATCATCGGCAGCGCCGCGTTCGACGGCCCCTCGTCTAAGTACATCCTGCCGCCGAGACGGTTGACCAGCGCGGTCGTCGCGTGCAGCCTCGTCTTGAGCGCGTCCATGATCGCCTTGGCCATCAGGCTTTCTCCGCGAAGGTTCGTTGGACCCACAACTTCACGATGCGAAGCGCCTGCGCGCCGACCGTCGCCACGGCTGGCCTGACGTACGGGCGCTGCGACAGGCCGCGCCGCCTGCTGCCGAACTCAAGCGCGCGCGCGTACTTGAGGTTCGACCCGTAGGTGAACCACATCCTGCTGGGCGCGATGTCGTAGGTCAGGACGGCGAACTCCTGCGTCGTGCCCTCGGACTTCTTGCCGAGCGGTGCGCGCACGCGGAACTTCTGGTCGGCGTTGCCAGCGATCGCCCACGACTGCCGCAGCCGTCCCGTATTGACGGCGGGCGGCTGGCCCGGCGACGAGGCCCGATGGAACCCGCGCGCGCGCAGGTTGCGGCCGCGCGCGCTGCCGCGCGAGACGCGGTACAGGCGGCCCGTGCCCGGCTTCGACAGCGTCGACCGCAGGAAGCGAGACAACTGGAGCTGCACGCCGAGCAGCCCGTTCGCGACGCCGCGGCGCATCGTCTCGTTGATCTTCTTCTCGTCTATGCGGACTGGGTCGCTCACAGCGTCACCCCCGGCTCCACCTCGACCGCGTCAACGACGGTCATCGTCAGGTGCGAAGCGGACTGCGCGGGCGACGTCTCGCCCGGGTTCGACGCACCCGTGACGCGCCAGTTCCGCACCGTGCCCGTGAAGCCGTCCCGCAGTTCGTCGTCTATGCGGACGTCGACCAGCCCCGACAGGTAGATCGTGCAGGACGTGCGCCCGCTCATCCTGCCTTGGAACACGTCGGAAGACTGCGCGCCCGGCTGGACGAACGCGCGGACCTCCGACTGGCGCGCGTAGGTGCGCGTCGTCTGGCCGTCCGTACCGAGTCCGATCGTCGGACGGTACAGGTACAGCGTCAGCCCGAATCGGTTTACCAGAGCCTCGATGCTCATCGAATCCTCTTGTACGGCCCGAGCAGCGATTCGATCTCCTTCGCCACCTCGTCGCCAGCGCGAAGCGAGTACGAGTACCCGCCGAGCGACTCGCTCGACACGCTCGCGTCCCGCGTACGGTCGCGAAAGAACTTGCCGACCACCATCAGCGTCGCCTGCTCGACGTCGGCAGGGATCGTCTCATAGCCGCCTCGGTAGTCGACAAGCACCGATCGGTACGACCGCATCGTCTGGCCGTAGACGATCCCGCTCTCCTCATCCAGTCCGTAGTCCGTAAAGAAGTCGGTGAACCCGTCGAGCAGGAACGCGCCCTGTCGGACGTCGCGCCCGGCCACGCGCGCGAGATAGCGGCTCGGCGCGTTCTTCACGGTCGATCCCGCGAAGCCAGCAACGAGGCTGACCTGCGCCGCCAGTTCCGTGATGGCGTCGTAGGTGTCAAGCGACAGCGCCGTCCGCGTCTCGACGCCCGCGCTCGTCCTGCGCGTCAACTGGAGCTCGCCGTTCGCGACCGACACCGCGGCGAGCGTGTCCGTCCCGTCCGTCGAGGACACGGACAGAACGCTTTCCTTGGTCACCGAGCAGAAGTAGATCGCCTGCACTGGCGGGTTCTTGAGAACGATCCTGTCCGCGCCGCCGTCGCGGAACTCGTAGTAGCGCGAAGCCTTGAACGTCCGGCCGCAGTGGCGGTCGACCCACGCGCTCGCGCGGTCGATGCACTGCTCAAGGATCGCGTCCGACGCCGCGCCCGTGATGCCGAGGAACGACTTCGCGTCAGGAAGCGTCGTGTGTGCCGTCGCGGATACCGCCATCGTGTCTCCTTCCCTTCTTCTTCGGCCTGACGCTCGGCGTGGTGGAATCCACGAACAGCGGCGCAGGCTCGGCCGCGCGCATCGCCAGCCCGCGGGAGACGAGCATCTGCGCGACCGTCTCCGTCGCGCTCACCACCGCGCCCGGGCGAAGCACGCGCCGCCCGACGCTCGGATCGGGCACCGCGCAGTTCCGCAGCACGATCAGAAGTTCTTGCATTCGGCTGGCCTCCCGTCGTCCTGGTACTTGGTGACGTACTGATGGATCGTCCGCAGGTCTTCGCCCGGCCACGTCACGATGAGCTGAAGATGTCCGATGCGGACGCGAGGCGTGACGCACAGGCGATTTCCAGACTCGGCGAACCGCTTCCAGAAGTAGATGTCATCGTCGGTCTTCTCGCCCGTCCAGCCACCCTCCGCGTTCGGGACGCCAAGGAACCAAGGCTTGGCCATCCGTCGCAGCGCGTCGGTGCGGATGAACGTGAGGCCGAAGTGCCCCGTCTCGCATGGGATCACCTGCCTGCGGAACTCCGTTGCCTCCACCCGCGTCATCCTCTTCCCGTCGCCGTCGACCATCGACAGAAGGCAGTGCTCGCGGTCGCGGCCGATCTGGAGCGGGAACAGCGCGTCCACGTCGGGATTCTGCTCCATGATCTGCCACATACGGACGATGTCTTCCGCGTCGAAGATCGAGTCGTAGTCGATCGTCAGGATGTACTTCCGCTTCTCGTCGGCGCAAATCTGCTCCATCATGCGCTGGAGCACCTGCCCCCAGAACACGCCGACTCCCTTGACGAAGTCGATCCCCAGTTTGGCGCAAGCGAGATGCGTCGCGCCCATCGTGTCCGTCCACGCGATGCGCGGCATCGACATGAGCGCCTGAACCTCGGTCATCGGGAACTTCGGGATCGGCGTCTTCACGCGCCGCGCGACCACGCGCAGCCAGTCGCCGTCCTCCCAGCGCGTCCCGTTGACGCCGCCCGCGATCTCCCACCCGGCAAGGCTCAAGACCTTCGCCAGCTTCTCGCGGTTCCAGATCGAGCGGTACTTGCCGCGCGCGAGGCAGATTTCCTCGACGCTCCCCGTCCCATCCTCGTAAGCCTTGACCGCCGCGTCAAAGTTCGGCACGTCGAAACGCGCCTCATCTCCATCCACCGACCGCGCCGCCGCGACCTCCTCGCCACTGACGGCCATCGCCAGAATATCGTTCGCATCCTTCATGGGTTCGCCTCCTGCCGTATGTATCGGCAGCAGCAGAATAGCGGCCCTGCGCGCTCGCGCGCGCAAGGCCGCCGGATGCGAAATGCCTTGGCGTCAGACCTGCGCGACGAATGCAGCGCCGATCTCGGACGCGGTCGTGCAGCCGTCCGCGGGGAGGCTGAGTTCCGCCATGATGATCGCCTCGGTGGTCGCGTGCGGCGTGAACAGGACGTTCAAGTACCGCTTGCGGCCGCGAAGATCGACGTCGTACACGATCTTGGCGAGCGCCGTGCTCTGCGTGGTGGTCACGGGCGTGAAGCCAGTGCCAGCCTGCGTCGCGGCGATGCTCGTCCAGTTGGTGCTGTTGTCGTCGTTCTCGCGGACCACGTTGTTCGTGGCGACCGTCGAGACGCCAGCGCTGGTGTTTCCGATGCAGTAGAGACGCGCGAAGGCGAATCCACGGGTGTCGATCGTCGCCGTGAGCTGGGACGCGTTGGTCGCGCTGATGGCTCCGATGACGAACTTGCTGTTCTGTCGCATTGTCGAGGTTCCTTCCTGTTGGCTGCCAGAGGGGGTCGGCGGATCGCTCCACCGACCCCCGGAGCAGGGGATTCAGTTCATCAGAGCGTCATCTTGACCATAGCGCCCGAGGCGGTCGAGCCGCCGACGTTCGCGCAAACGATGTCGAACCGCTCGGTGCCGCGCACCGCGATCTCGTCCTGCTCGAACGCGTTGAGCGCCGAGTCGGAGAACGCGATCGAGTTGGCCCGGCGGTCGCCGAAGTAGGCGGCCTGACGGAGGTCGCCGATGTACGCGAAGGTCGCGCCGCCAGACTCGCTGACGGGGATCACCTGCGCGAACTCGACCGGGTAGCCGAACCAGCGCGGAGCAGTCAGTCCGTTCGCGAACTCCGCGGCGGTCACGCCGCCAGCGGCGAGGGCGAGCCGCTCAAAGATCGCGTGATACGCGTTCTTGGAGCAGTAGACCTTGATGTTGTTGCGCTGCGCCGCCCAAGCGGGGAGCTTGCGGAGGCCCGCCGCGAGTTCGGCCGCGGTGACGCCCGCGTAGGTCGTCTGGCCGCCGTCCGACACCTGATAGGTGGCGTCGGTCAGCGCGTTCGCGAGGCCGACGATGCCGCCGTAGGTCGACGTGCCGTCGCCGTTGAAGCCGCAGTCGTCCTCCTTAAAGCTGAACGCGTACGCGATCTCACCAGCGATGTCGTCGCCGATGTTGATGACCGCATCCTCGTTCAGTTCGTTCGACACGGTCGTGAGCACGCCGAGCTTCTTCGCGGTGAGCTGCACCGAGTCGAAGACCTGCTGGCTCTCGGTGATGGCCGCGGCCTCGCCGACGAAGTACGCGTTCACGGTCGACGCGCGCTTGCTGAAGCGGAGCGTGTCGCTCGACATCGGCTTGAT